CTTGAACAAGATTGTATGGAGGATAATTTGAATTGGATTCAAAGTTAAACAGACGATCAAGGTATTCGTCCATACCAATACTATTGCGAGTAATCTTATCCATCAATGCAGGAAGATCCGCAGCAGTATAACGTGTAAGGTTAGTCATTATGGTAGCTCCTTTAAAAGCGAGTTTGTGTTTTGTGGACCCTTGCGGCATCCACTACTAATTATACAAGAAACATAAAAAAGAGAGTGTTGAACTCTCTACAAAATTATTCGGATACCACTAGTAAAATTGATTTATTGATAGGATCGTTTGTATGATTTGCATACTCAATACTATGTTTTGTAAAAATATCAAATCCTATAGAAAATCTTTCTTCATCGAGTATTGGATCCACTTTATGCTGAACCCATGAAGGAAATAGTGTCATTCTTCCTGGAATATTTTCTACTTTATAAAAACCATATTCAGATGTTAAATGTGGTATAACAAAATCTGTTGTAGTTTTATTATTAGAGATGGTAATATTTCCACTTAAGTAAGTATTTTCGTGGGTAGAATGTGAGTGCAATTTCAATCCATCATTTTTTGTCAGGTTAACTGCCCATCCCCTAATCCATAATATATTTTCACATGTCATATTTAAAGATGACATGTAATTTTTATATACTGTTAGAATACTTTCTTTTAGATATTGAATGACATCATAATTCCAATCGAAAATATTATAGGTTTTCCAAACATCGTGACATATTCCCAAATTATTATTTTTAATTATTTGGATCACCTCTTCGGTAAACCAAGGATCAAAATCTTCAATCCATAAAGGAACGTCATAGATAGGAGCAAAGGGTGTGTTCGGTTCCCAATTCTTCCAACGATGCAAATTTGGATGGGTATTTTTTACTTTGCAACTAGCATTATCTAAAATGTTTTGAATCATTCCTCAACAATTGCCTTTTTCTTTCCAATATTATATTTTTGTTCCAGAATCCACTCACCTTTATCTCTGTGAGCAATTACTTTAATTTGATTCAGAGGAGCAATATCTTGAACCAAATCTTCATTAACAATAGTGATCAATCCCCAATCACCAAGTAAACGGACAATTCGATTGCGGCGCTGAACATCGTTTACAGTAAGATTTGCATACTTGCCATCAAGAGCAAATAATTCTTTGAAGTGTACAATATAATACTTACCTTGTTTGTGTAAAATGTGACAACTTTGATAGAGTTTTTTCTCCTTTCTTGATGCCACTCCAATACGTGTCAAAGTTTCACGCACTTTTAGAAAATCGTCAGGTTCATTTAAAAGGACTTCTACCATCATATGAGGAGCCCAATTTACCTGAGGTTCAGTTGTTTGGTTTGCCATTGTTTCCACCAGTTTCAAGTCGTTTTTTTATGAAGTCGAGTTGTTGTTTAGATAAGATCTTCAAAGCCTGAAATGCTTTTTCATTACTATAACCATAGTATTGTTTAATGCATTCTAAATCTTTGATATTTTCCTTACGGAGCCAGGGAGAAAATCTCTTCTTTTTCCTTAGACTATTTAGATAAAAGGAATATTGTAGATTTTTATCAAGATGGTGATTCATGTTCATTTCATTTGCAAACATGACACAATCAATATGTCCCGATAAGCATCTATTAATAATATATGGAGGATAAGATTTTATATCTTCCGATAAATCTTCTTTTGTAAAGTTAATTGAATTTAACCAGTCTTTCAGTTCCATTATCTAATAATTTGAATTTCATCATCATCTGTCCAGAGTTCGACCTTGGTTCTGAACCTACCCTCTTCTTTTAATTTTTCATATCTTTTTGCTGATTTCTTTTTCCACCAAGAGATAATATTTTCCAGATAAAACTTATCCCAATTAGGACCGCGAAGAAGTTCTTTCTGTTCACCAAGAATTACTTCTCTAACATTCGAATATCCATAGTCGGATATGTAGAATCTTTTCTTTTGAGTTAATGTAAATGCAGCGCCAATTACAGTATTAAATTCCTCAAGTTTTTGTTTGTCTTGAAGTGAATTGCGAATGATAGAAATCATCTTTGTTTGTCGCTTCATCTTTTTAGATGAGGCTTTATTATCAGTTAATGGAGTATTATTGTTCAGTAAAGTAAATCTGTCATGCAACTTATGAAAGACTTCATCGTGAAGAAGTGGAAGAAATTTACTTTCAGTAAGACCCTTATATCGCATAAAGGGTTTTAGACCATCATATTGAGATGCATCTGTTGTGGATCCGTAAAGAGATGTAGTCTCAAACAAAGCAATATCTTTTTCAAATACTTCATTTAGAGACTCTCTTGCAAGATGAGAGCAGCAAAGAAGAGCAAGAAGTTTACCACCAAGATAGTTGTATCCAAAAGGTTGTGATGGGACAATTACAAATCCCATGGCTGCATGTCTATTAAAAATAGTAAGATCTGGAGATTTCCCTAACCATTCGTTTCTTGGTTTCGAATTAATTGTAGGTGAACCAAAACGAATAAACCCAAGAACCTTTTTGGTATTCTTTTCAAATACCATCCAACGCAGTTCACGTCCAGGAATATTTGATTCATTGTTATGTGAAGAAACTGCTCTGAGAAGATTCACATAATGTTCTTGAGGGACAGCATTTTGAAATCTAGTGCCGACAAACTTAATGTCAAAATCCATGTCTTCGGGATGAATATCCTCATTAAAAAATTCATCATGCAAAGATACAAGAGAACTTGTAGATGCAATGACTTCTTTTTTTACAAACCTCAAGTAGTCCTCAATATTGGACATATGAGAAAAATATTCAATAAACTCATTTGCAGCCCAAACTGCATCACTTTCACTAATAATCATGTTTAAGAATAAGTGGCAACAAGAATTACCCGTCTTTTTGATGGGTCAGTATAACCGTGCGTATGAAATTTAAATCCATCAAATATTAACACTTTATCTTCTTCAGATTTTATCTCCTCTTCAATTTGCAATGGATGATTGTCATATGCAAATGAACTTTCTAAGTAATCTTTTCCAAATTTTTCTTTAAAAATAAAAGTGCTTCCTTTAATATCGGGATTAAGATAAATGATAATATTGTTGTGTGGGAATAAATGATCCACATGAGGATCACCATATCTTATGGGATGATGAAATGAAGAATTAAATGCAATTCTATAAAGAGTTTCCACTTTTATTTGGTTGAAATCAAAAATTTCTGCAAGCACAGTGATACACTTATCATAACATGCAGAATTAATTTTTGATGGTTCTCCATTGATAGGTTTTATTAATGGAGTATGCATGTAGAATGGAAAATGTTCTCCACTATTATACTGAGATCTAGTTGATGTACCATAGTAATACCAGGAAAAATCAACTCCTAGAACTTCATTTTTTAAATTTATATAATTTTCTGTTAGTGGATTCTTTAAAATTCTTATCATTTAAATTCGCATTCAACCATAATTTCAGTCAGTGCTGCAAGCAGATTAATTTCTTGATCTGCAACAAACGCAATCTGATATTGGTATTTAGCTATAATCAAAACAGCAGCAGGAATAGAACTAGGAACAAGAAACTCATAAGATGAGTCATAAATGCGGCGAAGCAAATCAGAAGAATCGTTGTCCAAATTATTGACCACCCATTTACGGACTTCGGGAAAATTTTTCTCTTTAAGATTCTTAATAAGTTCATTGACGGAAACATCAGAAAAAGATGCAAGAATTGCTGAGTCTATTTTACCATTAGATGCATATCTTTGACACTCATTCAATACGCGGCGCCAATCTGGAAAGTGTTTATTGATCAGTTCAATCAAAACTTTCTGATCAAATTCTACACCTTCGGTTTGAAGGATTTCTTGAAGGCGGTTATAAAAACCTGCAGCAAGTTTGGCTTTGTCTTTTCCTTTAATTCCAAATTCAACGACTGCACATCGGGAGTGAAGTGGTTCGATGATTTTGTTTTTGTAGTTGCAGGTGAAGATGAATCTGCAATTTTTACTAAATTCTTCAATAGATGCCCGTAAGAGGAGTTGAACATCCGAGGTTGTGTTATCTGCCTCATCAATGATGATGACTTTGTGTTTAGCAGTTGACGAAAGCGATACGGTCGAAGCGAAGTTCTTCGCATTGTTTCTGACAGTATCGAGGAATCTACCTTCGTCGGATCCATTGATGACATAAAAATCTACTCCCAATTCATTACAGAGTGCTTTTGCAACTGTGGTCTTACCAATACC